TGTGTCGATACGGTCCGCCCACCAGTCCGCCAGGCCATCTTTTGCCTCGGCTCGAACTTCAAACGGGACGCGTTGCTCGGACATTTTGCCCTCGCTTCGCACAGCGTGTCGCAGTTGATCGATAAACACGTTATCGGTGTAAATCGACAACGCTTCTTCGTTGCCTTCCAGCGTTCCATCACCTGAAATACCGTCGCCCTGGAGCTGCATCCGGAGTCCAAACCTGACACGGTCGCCCGCGTTCTTGTTTAGTTCCGTCTTGATCTGAATCAGGCTGTTCGAGTCTTTGCCCATGAACTTGAGGGCATAGGTTCGTTTCAGCGCTTCCTTCATCAGGTCGGCAGACCAGTGTTTAACGGCCATTGGATGATTAACGCCATATTCTGTAGTCGTCATGCTTTTGACTCCTTCAATGGGTTAACAAACAGTGCCGCCATTTATCGCATGGCTGCGAAACGCCCCTGCCGGGGGCGACGGTTGCCGGTAACGCGGGCCGCGAAACGCCAGGTAACGGCCTGGCGAGCCGTACTACTTGCCAAACATTTCCGACATGGCCTGGTCGAACTCATCACTATCCAGGTCAAGCAGATTTTCGATATCGCCGGCTGCCGGTACTCCGCTAGTGCCGAGTCCCTGGGCAAGCTCGCGCTTGTCGGCCATCGCTTGCTTTTCCTCGTCGGTCATGTCGACCTTTTTGGGAGTATAACCGAAAGTCTTGGCCATGTTATAGGCGTATTCCGCGCTATTGCGGCCCTGGGTAATCACCTGGGCGGCCGCGGCAAATTCTTCCTGGCGGATCTGGTTCGCAATCTGGATCTGCGTGGCGCCTGGTGCAGCAAATTTAAGCTGTTCCGTTCGCACCGCGCGGAAGTGTTCCAGGGCGTCCCAGTAATCCGGGGTTTCCTTTGCGAATCCCTGCTCGAACGCCGTCGCGGCGTTGGATATGGCCGCCATCTGTTGCTGTTGTAGGTTGTTCGTTTCCTGGGTTTCCTGGGCTTGCTTGCTTTCCTTGATCTGCGAGCCCAGGGCCTGGAGCTCGGCCACGACGCCCTGGGTCGTGTGATCGATGTACGCCTTTGGATCGTCCAGGTACTCGGGCGCCGGCTCTTTGTCGCGCTCTACCTTGAGGGCTCGAAGCTGGTCCTCGAGGCCGCTCAATTTGTCCAGGCTCATGTTCTGATTCTGGACCCGTTGCTCGAGGATATCGATTTTGCTGTTTAGCTTGTTGCGTTCCTCGAGCATTGAAGCCAGGGGCACGGTTTCCGGTGCCGGGTCTGGCGCTGGATCTGCGACCGCGCCCAGGTCGGGCGGTGGGTCTGCTGGTGGGTCTGCTGGTGGATCCGCCGGGTGCTCGTCGCCTGGATCCGCTTCCTGGTCCCTCGCCTGGGTTAACTCGTCCATCCAGTTTGTGTCGTCTGCTGATTTTCCCATTGTGTTGCTCCCTTATCTGCCAGCGGCTGCTACGCCGGCCTTTGCGTGTGTCTCTCGTACCTTCGCCCGGTTGAGCTCGGCGATCGATACGTCTTTGTCGGTTTCTGCTGCCTGGTCTGCCAGGGCCATTTCCTTCTGTTTCTTATCTTCCTCGCTCGGCGGCTGGTTGATGAGCTCCTTCCAGGCGGTTTGTAGTTCCTCGGGCAATGGCGAGTAATCCAGGACCTCGGGCGGTATCGGCATACCCATTTTAAGCAGCTGCGGTAACAGGCCCTCGAGCATCAGCCAGGTTCGTTCCTTCGCGTTGGCACTGGTTGGTGCCTCGTCGACCACCACGTCGAACTCCATTGTTATTTCGTCTTTCATCAATGGAATGTACTGCTGGCCGGCTTTGGTGGTTATCCTGGCCAGGCGGCCATCGGCGATGTACTCGCGCATGTAATACGCCAGTTGTCGGCCGTGGTCCTTGTAATAGCGACGCATCGAGTCGAACGCCCAGGCGATCACGGTCATTGCGGATTGTTTGCGCTGCGCCTCGACGACGCCAGGCTGGACCCGGTTGGCCATGCCCATAATTTCCATGTTGAGGCCAGACGTTTCGGGCAATGAATTGAGCGCGAAGGTCATTAGCTTGTCCAGGCCCGCCGGGTATTCGGCCGGGCTTTTCTCCTGGATCTTGCCCGCCTGGATCGCGCCTGGTTGCATCCAGGTTATCGAGTCCGGGCTGGACCATTCTTCCTCGGCCCTGGCTGGATCCTCGAACGCATCTTCCTCCGCCATCAGGCCGCCCTTTGAATTGGCTGCCAGGGCGTGGAGTATCGTCGAGAATAGCTTATTGACCCACATTTGCGGATCGCGGATTGCTCGGCCAATGCCGAACCATTCGTTTTTGTTTCGGTCGCGCTTGCCGGTCAGTATCTGCGTCGTAAATCCGGTCTTGTAGGGCGACGGCGTGGCTTCCAGGATTGCATTGCCGGCAGCGAATATGCGTGTGTACTCACGGCCGCGGACGCGCTTCATTTCGTACTGTACGCCGTTTTGTTCCAGGACCTGTTTCATTTTGCGCCACTGGCCCTCGGTAAATTCTTTGGTGCCGAATTGGGTCTTGACCAGGAGTTTATGGATCGATTCCCATTGCTGGTATTCGAGCACTGGGACGGTGCGGTCGTCTGTCACCTGGAATGGTTCGTGCTCATACTTCCAGGCTTCGCTGGCGTGGTGGATCTGGTGATCGTCAGTGCTCTCGGGCTCGACGCCCATCGTGCCTGTTATGTTCTGGAATACCTCGTCGCCCCACCGCTCGACGATATCTTCCTCGGTCTTGTGCGTTACCCTTATCTGCCATCGCCGGTCCCTGGCGTTACGCTTTCGCGCCCTGGGATCCCAATACATTTCCAGGGGATCGATTCGATTGACGTGGATATCGCCCTCGGGGCTCTCGTCGAAACTGATATCCATTTCCAGGGCGCCAATGCCGCATATCGTCAAGTCAATGAACGCCTCGCTTTCCTCGTCCTCGGCGTCTGCCTGGTCGCGGACCCAATCGGCCGCGCCGGTCATTAGCTCGTTAACGCCTGAATCGCCCTTTTCCCTGGGTAAATACTTCACTTCCTGGCGGTTGGTGATCTGGAGCCCGGATACGGCATCGATGTACTTGCCGCTAACATTGAAGGTGACGACCGGGCGGCGTTGCTCGGTCATGCGTAATTTATCTTCTTCTTCCCACTGGTCGCCGGCTATCATGCCGTAGAGCTCTTTCGCCTCTTTGCGCCAGTCGCCGGTGTAGGATTCTGCCTCTCGATAGCGTTTCTTGATCGTTTCGATCTGCGCCTCGGCTGGCATGTCTAATAGCTTACGCACTCATAAAACTCCCTTTCGCTCGCCTGGTGTCTGAGTATCGGTCGTCTTTCTGACGTTGCTTCGGCCAGATCAGCATCATATCGTGAATCCGCGCCATCATGTCAAGAAAGTCATCATGCAGGGGAACCGGGAACGCCATCAGTTCCTCCTCTATAATTATCTGCATCAGGTCGACGACCTTACCATCGTAGCCGGTCCGCCACATGTCCCTGGGGAACCACCAGCGACCCTCGGCAAAGGCTGGAATCATGCGCTTGATTCGATCGATCTTGCTGACCTGGCCGCCGAGCTCGATGATATCAAAGCGGTAGTTTTCCTCGTTCTGCACGTGCTGAATGTGCTCGATATCCGCTTGCATCCCGTATTTCTCGTAGCCGACCCTGGGCCGTTCCCATCGTCGGTGCATGTCGAACAGCGCGTCGGTGCGCTCTTTCAGGTTGAGCCGATCGCGTATGCCGTCCAGGAGATAGAAATTATTATCGGCGCCCAGGCCAATGACGCCCATCGCCGTATAGTCTGAGCTTTTCTTTTTGCTCGAGGCCGGATCGCATAGCAGATATCGGTTCATGCGGCGCCAGTGCTTGGCGTCGTCGTACTGTCGGAGCCAGGACCTGGCAAAGCCGGTACTGGTGTCTTTGGTCGGATTCTGGAGTAGCTGGCTGGATGCGGTCACAGGGCCCATTTCCTTTACCTTATCGTCCCATTGCTTTTGTGTCAGAAATACCGGAACGCCGGTGAGTGTAGCATCTTCGGTGCCTGGGTAGATCCTGGGCACCGCGGCCTGGCGTTTTAGCATGGTGTTGTACGTGTCGGCCCAATGATACCTGGTGCCTATGTATCGCTTGATTGTCACGGTCGAGCCCAGGTTAAGACTGAGCTCCCAGGATTCCGTGGTTTTCTTGATCTGGTCCGGATTGGTGACGCTCGCCCTGGTCACGGTATCGTCCCATATCAGCACGTTAAAATGCTTCGAGGTTGGCTGGCCGTCGACCAGGCCCCAGGCTTCGACTGTCGCCTCCTTTGGGTTCGATTTACGCTGGACGATTAAGCCCTGGTCCTCGCTCCATTTCGGGCTTTGCACGTCTGGCCGGCTGTACAAGATATCTGGAAATAGCTCGATCAGATCCAGGTTGCGTTCAAACTCGAATTTGATCTGGCGCAGAAACGCTTTCGCGATCGGCCTGGTGTGACTGAATATGCAGAACACTGGCTGGACGCCGTCCCAGTGCTCCAGGGGCTCGTCGCCGTGGCTGGCCAGGATATCCTGGATCGTTTTGGCAAAGGTGATAATGGTCGACTTGTAGTGCCCTCGAGCCCAAAGGTCCAGGTGGTTGTCTGGATCCCTCTCGACGTCCCTACAGCGATCGAATAACCAGGGGTGTTCTACATCAGGTCGGTTTAGAAGGTAGCGGAGCAGGAAGTACAGGTCGGTGCGCGCTAATTGCCGTAACATTCGAGCCTTGCGCTCTTTCGTATAATTCCTCAACGAGTCGATCAGCGCCGGATAGTTCTCCAGCTTCATCGTTTCCTTGTCCATCGGCATCGTCCAGCAATTCGTGGATTGAAAGCGCGTTAAGCCTGGGGTGGCAGTACGGCGCCGCGGCTTTGGCTGCGTCTATCTGGAGCAGGGCCTTTTGTTTTTCGTCCATTTCCAGGAGCAAATCGCTATCGCCGTCCATGATCTCGAGCAGGAACTCAACGGGCGATTTCTTACCCTCGGCTACGCGTCGTAACCAGGCGATCGTGGATTTATTGCGGCTGCCTTTAGGTCTACCCATATTTTGACGTAATTTACTGCTACTCGTTTGTCATATCTGCGTAATTGGTACGCAGTTTAGCAGTTTTCCGCCGCTACCCAAAGCGGGTGCCCCTCATGGGCTGGATGCGGGAGCATTTACACCCTGGCCGGGTTGCCCACTCGGGGCACCCTGGTCGGGAGTATACACGATCAATAGGCGACGCACTCCTGGCAGACGGTCCCGGTCAGATCCTCGGCCAGGTGCGCCTGGCGGATCCTGGCGAACTCGTCGTTATGCCATACGTCCATCCAGCTATCTTGTTTCAGGTCGCCGACCAGGAACCGGCCATCGGCATCGAAACAGCACAGACTCACGGTTGAGTCCGATCGGACGTGTCCCTCGGTGAACGCTGACCAGCATGGCAGCGGCTTGACCAGGCCGCCAATACGGCCCTGGTTGCCGGCGGTCGGCTTGTAGCCGAGCTCTGCTTCGCGCTCGTTGGCCACTGAGCCCATGCTGTAGAGCGGTAGCCAGTAGTGCTCGTCGACGTAAGGCGTCACGTACTCGTCGACCAGGGCCTCCATTTTGTCCTGTTGCTCGCCATCGTATTTGATGCTCGAGGCGTATAGCCTGGTCTTGTAATCCTGGTTGTTGCGCGAGCGAATAAAGCTGGCCGACTTGATGTTTTGCAGGGCCTCGCGGAATAGCTTCGGCTTCACGTCCATGATTTCGCAGAATTGCTTTTCGTCACAGGCGTTGATGCTGAATTTTAGGCTATCCAGGCCGGCGGACATGAGGCCATGCAGGACCGCGGGCGTTGCCAGGCTGCCGTTCGTAGTCAGAAAGACGTACGGCATTTTGAGGTCTTTCTTCAACCAGGCACAGGCGGCGATCGTGAGCTCGGGCGCCATCAGTGACTCGCCCAGGTAGAACAGTCCAATTTCCTGGACGCCGGCGTTGTACATGTCCAGGGTTATCCGCTTGAACTCGGCCAGGGTCATATCGTCGCGGACCTTCGGCTGGCTGTCTCGAGCTCGGAGCGCGCAGAATCCGCACCGATAGTTACAGCGCCCGGTCAGTTCGATTTTCACCGACTTCGGGCATGGCGGCTGTGTGCTCTTGTACTCGTCGCCAATATGCGTGATTGCATCAATCCGTTCCGTTATTGTTTCCACTGATATACCCCTCGTTAAATGCCCAGGTAAGGCTACGGTGTACCGCCGCCTCCCACCACCTGTAATCTCTATGGCCCTCGGCGCCGTCGCCGTAAGTGTGACAGTCCGAGCATAGAAACGCACCACACAAATCGATTGTTTTAATGCCCTTGCCGAAGCGGATCCCCCAGGCGTTCAGGTTGCGGTGCGCCAGGACGATAGTGCCGTCGCGTAGTTTGCGGCAGCCCATACAAGTGGGGAGTATCGGCGCCAGGGCGGTGTAGCTGCTCATGTCTCGTTAGCCTGTCCATCGCTGTCTAATGCTTCATGATGCTGAAGGTACGCTTCAATGAAAAGTAAGTATATCGATGATGTTTTCGTTTTCTCGACTCTGGCTTGTAGCCGCTCGCTTCCGGTATCTGCGTCTAATACGTGCTTCCGCATCCTGTCCGTGTATAACTTCTCGGCTTTCAGT